TGCTTACTTTGAGTCTCAGTTTTATCCTTCGGCTGTAACCAGTGCCAATAATACGTACCGTCGTGATAACCTTTTCGCTCAGATCGTTCGCTCGAACCTTTCTGGCTCTGCTGGAACTAAAGATGGTTATCCCGTGGCTCCGTTGTCGGATTTGGAGAGCGTTATCGCTCAGTCGCCTCAAAGTCAGTTTGATACCTCAGGTAAGGCGGAAAATAGTTCGCTTATCGATTATGCCATCATCTCCCATCCTATGGCGGTTGCTCCTGCGAACCCCGATCGCTTCAGCCGTCTTATTCCCAGGACGAGCAGTTCGGATGTCTCGATGTCTGGCGTCTCAACTATCCCCCAGCTTGCCATAGCCTCTCGTCTTCAGGAGTACAAGGACCTTTTGGGTGCCGGCGGTTCTCGTTATTCCGACTGGCTCGAAACCTTCTTTGCGTCTCGTATTGAGCATGTCGATCGTCCGAAACTCTTATTTAGCGCTTCGCAGACTGTAAATGTGCAGGTTGTGATGAATACGGCCGGTGTTAATAATTTTGGTTCGAATGGTGAACCACTTGGCCAGCAGGGTGGAGCTATCGCTTTTAATACTCGTCTTGGTCGTCGTCAGTCCTATTATTTCCGCGAACCTGGCTATATGATAGATATGCTGAGCATCCGTCCTGTTTACTACTGGTCGAACATTCGTCCCGACTATCTCAATTATATGGGTGCTGATTATTTCAACCCTGTTTATAATGATATCGGATACCAGGAGGTCCCTGTCACTCGAATCTTCAATACAGACGTTGATACGACCTCAGTTAATGTCGTTGCACTTGAGCCCGCTTATAACGAATTTCGTGCCTCGTATGACGAAGTTCTTGGCCAGATATCGAATTTCTCTGGACTTGTGACTACTTCTGGCCAGGAAGTACCTCTTTACGCTTACTGGGTGCAGCAGCGTCAGTCGTTCCTCGACGCGTCCTCAACTCTTGCGTTCCGTTACGCTCGGACTATGTTTGTTGATCTTGCGTCGGTGAACTCTTCCTTTGCATCTAATGTTGAGGATAACTTTTTCGTGAATATGTCGTATTCTGTATACAAGAAGAACTTGGTGAATAAGACTTTTGCAACTCGATTGTCCAACCGTTAATTTTTACTGCTATGCTTGATTGGTGTCTTGAAGATTCTCCCGAATATGTTTCGCGAGGCGCTCGTATTCTCTCTGTTCTGAATGGCTCCGGCTCGGTCGATGTTATTCCCGGTCGTCCGGATGTTCAGGCAGATCAGTCGGATTGGGACAAAGGTGAGAAGTACGATCCGGATTTGGCCTTTGATCCTAATTCCTTCTCTCGCATGGATAAGTTCGATGGCCTCGAAGTAGGCCAGGAACTTATTGATTCTCAATTAGATGCAAGGCCGTCGAGTTCAACGCCCGCCGATTCTGAAAAGAAATAGTGGGCCCCCTTCACTTGACAATATATGTTACGTGCGCGGGACCCTTTGGTGAGAGTGCGTGAATCGCCTGAGGTTCCTGTCACTGACTGCCGGAAGGTCCGCGCATTTCTTTAATCGTTTTCTACTGCTATGACGTTTAAACAACTCATTACCTCAAAAAAGTTCTGGACTCTTGTAGCCGCAATTGTCGCTGCCCTTACAGCATTTTTTGTGTCCGGGTGTGCTACTACTCATCGTGTCCGACAGACTGCCTCCGTTTTGAACGACAAGGACTCTGTCACGATGACCATCATTTATGAATCCCGTGGCAACATTAAGAAATTCTAATTATGGCCAATCCGTCTTATATGGCTGGTCTCGGCCAGTCTATGGGTTCCTCTTTTGGCAATTCTTTCGCTAATTACGGTGGTTCTGGTCTTGGTGGTGCTTTGTTTGGTGGAATTACCGCGAGGCGTCAGTGGAAGTACCAACAGAAGCAGATGAAATTGCAGCAGCAATATGCCCTCGAGCAAATGGCTAAGTCTGCCGAGTATCAGCTTACTCACGACAAAGAGATGTTTGACTATGAGAATGCTTACAATGAACCTTCTAAGGTTTTTGAGCGTTATCTTAGGGCTGGCGTTACTCCTGCCTCTGTTCTTGGTTCTTCCGGTGTTGGTGTTTCTGCCACCGTCCCGACCTCTTCGGGAGGCGCCCCTTCCGGTGGGTCCATCTCTGGTGGTTCTCCTATTGACGGCTCCTTCCCTGTGTCCTCCGGTGATCCTCTTTCTGCTGCGCGTATCGGCTTGGTTGCCTCCGAGCGTGAGCGTAATGAAGCCGCTGCCGATCGTGATCGGGCTGAAGCCGATCGCGCTCGTGGTGATACCCACTCTGCCGAATGGCGTAAGGCTATGGATGATCTCGATTTGTCGATCCGTGGCAAGGAGGATCTCTCCGCTGACGTTAAACTTGACATGCTCTCTGCTCAGCGTGATATTGAGAAAGTTAACGCTTGGCTCACTGAAACGACTTCCGGTTACGCCCTCGAGGAGATTATCGCTCGAGTAGGTGTTATGAAGGAAGAATACGCCAACATCAAGGGACGCAACGAGTACCTCGATAGCTACCTTTCTACCTCTATTGCCCTTCTCAAGGCTCAATACGTTCTTACCTCTGCTCAAGCCGAACTCCAGCAAGTATCTGTCCAGGACGCAAAAAAGTGGTTCGAATTGAATTGGAATACCAAGATTCCTGTTGCCGAGGTTGATGATAATGGTAAACCTACCGGCAAGACCATTGAGATGACTGGTGAGGAGATGCAGAAGACTCTCCTTGGCTTGAATCTCACTTCTGCCAGGCAGGGTGTTTCCGGCAATTGGTTCTCTAATCGTTCCGCAAAGAATGCTCTTGGTTATGCCGTTGCTAAGGAAGTTGTTGCCGGAGCCATGGATATTACTGGCTCCTACGTTGGTGCAAGGTTTATTCGTGGTAGTAGTACTACACTTAACGAAACACGTGAACATTATGATCAATATGGAGAATTCGTCGGAGGTACGCGAGTATCTCGAAGCGAAATACGAGGAAGATAGCGTTAATTCTTCCGATTTTGACGAACTTTGTTCCGATTTAGCCTTGGATCGTGAGTCTCTTCTCGCTATATTTGCAGTACAAACCAATAAAACCTTTATATTATGAAGTCTAGACAATCTTTTACGAGAGGTGAACTCAGACTCTTTTTTACGTTTCTTATTGGGAATGATGCCCTCGGCGAGTATCTTAAGAGGAGTTTTGAGGATGATTCGAAATTCTATGATCTTTTCACGGAGAAGAATGTTTTGTTCCCTGCTGATTTGTTCATTTATGCTGCGTTCCCTTGGCCGAGTCCTCCCGAATCTTCCCGGTGGGCCGTACTCCATAAAGCCTGGCTTCGTCGCCTTGAAAAATATCGTTCAACCAAAAAGTAATTATCATGCAAATTATCATTCGTATCCTTGGTGCTGGCATTCCCGTTTTCGACTTTGTCGCCGGTGAGATTGTCGAGGGTCAGTTTAAGGCGTTCCAGACGCTGCCTTCCGTCATCGAAGAACGCTTCCCCGCTTTGGCCGATCTTGTTATATTTGACGAACTCTTAGGTACCCAGGCTTATTTGAAGCCGTATTCGCTCGGCGCTGCGGTTGCTCTCATTACTGCACATCCCAAGTTTGCAGGTATGCAATTTTACCCCAATTTTCTTGTATTTAACATTGAAGATCATGTCGAGACGGAAAAAGAAGACTCGTAGTGGTGCTCGAGTTATAGTTCGCCCCCTTGGCGGTAAGGTTCTTTAACAACTGAAGCCCCGATAACTTTGATGCGTGATGCGTTCGGTGAAATCGAGACCATTGGAGCGCTTTAGCGTACTCTGTTTTCGGGGCTTCTTCCATTTGTTCGTAGTCGGCTTTAGCCGAATCGAACCCCTTAAATACTTTTTATGGATAAGTATGATTTAAATCGGCCTTATTTCGGTCCTCGTTCCGGCGATATTAAGTTTCGTTGGTCTGTTGGTATCTATTATCAAGAGAAGCGTACTATTATTGCTTGGTTTGAACACATTGATGCTGCTGCTGATTTCTTGGTAGCATGTCGTAAGAGCCATCCCGGCCGTTTGTATGATATTCTTCAATCTGTATTCTAATTCATATGGCCTGTCAAAACCCTATCTGGATTCGTAATCGTCGTTATTTTGATAAAAATCGGCCGCGTAAAGGGCTTTTCGTGGACGCCGACCATAAATCCGCTCTTGCTCTTCGGCCTTGGGATGTATCCCGTCAATGGATTATGGTCCCCTGCGGTCATTGCGACGATTGCTTGCGTAGGTTGAGGAATGATTGGTTTGTTCGGATAGAAAGGGAATTAGCCCGTTGTAGGGCTGAATCCCGGCAGGCCATTTTTATTACTATAACTGTTAGTCCTAAGTATTATGGTGAGGCTCTTCTCGATCCTGCTCGTTTTATACGTCGTTGGAATGAACGTATACGCCATCGCATCGGTCATTCTTTCAAACATTGCTTCTTCCAGGAGTTCGGTACCCATCCTGAAACAGGTGCAGAGCCTCGCTTGCATTTTCATGGTTTCCTGTTCGGTACTGATGTTATGTATGCTGATATTCGTCGCGCCGTATCCGACTTAGGCTTTGTCTGGCTCTCTAAGGCCAGTCTTAAGCGTGCTCGTTACGCTGTTAAATACGTTGTCAAGCAAATTAAATTTGATCCTGCTGCAGTAGTAGGAAAAACCGTTAAAGTCAATGGAAATGATATCCCCTTATCCGCTCTTTTGCAAGATCGCCGCTATACCCGCAAGTTTGTCTCAGCCGGACTCGGTGATTATCTCGGTATTATGCCTCGTCCTTCTGTCCGCACTCGCGTATGGTCTTATGCGGATTCTGCTTTTTCTGGTCGCTCGTTTAACTATGCGATCCCTCGTTACTATGATCGATACCTTACGGACGCCGAGAAGGAGATACGTGCAGTTCTTTCCGCTGATTCTTACGCACGCTTTAGCCGGTCTTCTCTGGTTCGTTGTATTGTTGCAAGGTGTGTTGATATTAAAGCCCTGTCTTCCGCCGTATCCTCTCGAAAAGGTTATTGTTGGGAGATGAGGAAAGCTCTCGAATTTCGCAGCGCAGGACGTATGCCCGACATCGACCCTCCTGTTTGGCTTGATGAGGACATCATTTTGTTCTGGAAAGATAATTATGGTTTAACTTTGACTTAATTCTTATGGCCAAACAACCTTTCATTTCACATGCCGTGAATGGTTATTCCCGGTATGATCTTCCGGAGAATAAGGCTTTTACTTGTACTCCCGGAATCCTTTATCCCGTTCGCATTGATTTTATCAATGCCCGTGATCGCGTCACCATTGATCAGGGCATTGATGTTCGTACGAACCCTCTCGCTGTACCGTCGTTTAACCCCTATACGGTGCGGCTTCATCGTTTCTGGGTTCCAATGCAACTTTACCACCCTGAGATGAGGACGAATAGCAGCAAGTTCGATATGAACAATGCTTCCTTGAACTGGCTGCTCACATCTTTGTACGCGGCATCTGGTGCTCTTGGTGCTCAGAAGTCTGCTTACCCGAATTCGCTGTACGCTTGGCTCCGTATTGGTAATCGATCTATTAAGAACTGGACTTCGAGTTCTGGTACGCTGCCTGTTTCTGTTAACGATCTTCCCTCTAACATCAAGATGATCTCTTGGGCTAACGCGGATACCTATCTTGCTTACTGGGATATCGTCCGCAACTACTACAGCTACTCTCAGTGGGGCCTCTACTCGTTTGCCAGCCCGGCCTCGTGGATGCCTTATTCCGCCTCGAGCAATTCTAAATATTCGATTCTTTTTAGTTCCAATCAAAAGTACTTCTATCAGGGTTATGGCAACCTCGAGTACCTGGATGCTTACTTTGAGTCTCAGTTTTATCCTTCGGCTGTAACCAGTGCCAATAATACGTACCGTCGTGATAACCTTTTCGCTCAGATCGTTCGCTCGAACCTTTCTGGCTCTGCTGGAACTAAA